AAGCATTAGTAGCAATTATATTACGTTCATAGTCTTCAAATTTACCTTCTACTTTTAATTGTGTTTCTGCTTTAGTAACACAATCAGAACATTTTTGATGTATTTTATACATCTTAGCATCAATTCTTTTTTTCATTAACGAACCACATTCAGGACAAAATAGGGGTAAAATAGCTTCTTTTTTTATTCTATCTAATTTAGTATAAGTTTGTTTTATACCGTCTTTAATAGTCCATTTTTTACCTTCTTCTTCCCAAATGTCACCTTCTTTATGGTCTTCTTTTTTAGCTCTATAACCAACTTGTAACTCTGCAGATTCACCCGTTTTACCTTTAATAAGGTTACGCATACGTTCTACATCTTTTCTTTTAAATTCTTTATTTAGCATAACTTTTAACTTACATCAAATTCTGTGGCACTTATTTTAACACCATATTTTTCAAAAAATTCTCTTGCTTGGGCTCCTCTTCCAGCACCTATAGCATCATAAAATTCAAATAATCCTCTCTCACCACCATCAAGGTTTATTTGTTGTGGTCTAGATCCACCATCATCTACAAATAAATAACCTCTATAAATGCGATCTGACATTCCTACATAGGCTATACTAATACTCACAAGTTTACCGTTTACACGATCACCTTGTTTTATCATAATATCATTACCCACAATGTCGATTTCAATGTTACGGCTAATAGTAACTTCGTTTAATATATCTTTAAGTTTCATTTTTTCTGAAAATCTGAGGCTACACCTCCGGTTATAAATTTACCTGTAACTTTAAATGGTTTAGGTGAGATTTTATCATCACGTATAACTACACCTTCATGATCATTAACAGAACCCATAGGCGAATCTAATACATCTAATATTGCATCACCTAATTTTTCTGTTGCTAAATATGTTATAGCTCCTTGAAGGGCTTTTTGTTTTTCTTGTTCGTTATTAAATAGGTCATCTACGTTTTCGCCTCCAAATACTGCGAAGTATACTTGCTTACTTAATGCTCCTACGTCTTTAGTAGTACCATGTGGTATTCCATCTATATTCATAGTTAGTCGATCTGTTTTAGGAATACTATTAACAGTAGATAACCATTGTCCTAATGTTTTGGTTTGATCTCCTTCTGCAAAATCAACAGTATAACGAGTATTTAATACTTTATTAAAATCCGGGTCTTTAGTAAATGTAGTAGGTACTGAACCATAGATTTCAAATCCTTTCTTTTTAGCAAATGGTTCTAATTTTTTAAGTAACTCATCCATATCAGCCTTATCAAATGATTTTTCAGTAGTAACGCGTTTAGTTAACATTTTACGTGCACCCTGCACCTCTTTAGTTTCTACACTCAATAAACCGTGTATTGCTAAGAAATTTTTACCATAATCTTGTACATTAGATTTACCACTAACATACTCCATATTAAACATAACATTAGGATCATTTAATAAACCTAATGCGTTTAATTCTTCTTGAATTGACGGTAAAGCAGCATTAAATATATCTAATACATCACCACCAGATTTGATCATTCCATGACCAGGACCAAATCTATCTTCTAAATCAGCCTTAGTAACGCCCTTTAAATCAAGTGCCTTTTTTGAGCCACGGTCCATGGCGAATTCTTTTTTATCGCCTGAGTTAATTAATCTAATTGACGCATTTACGCCATCTATTTTAACGCTACCGGGTGCTCTTTTAAGACTATCTGCAGCCTGTTCAAATGATTTGATTAAACTTTTACCATTAGTAACATTAGGTAGATCAAATGGGTGAGCCATGTGCCCAGCAGCGCCTCCTTCATATATTAGTCCTTCGGTAATTATATCTAACCACCAATCTTGTGAAAATAATTTATGTTCATTCACGTTGGTTGTTGTTTTTAATGTTTTAGCCAGGGTAAGTGCCTTATAATATTTTTGGTTTTTAGGACTTCTTTTTTCCATTTTTTTAAGGCGTGATATTTCTTTGTTAATTAACGAAAGAGGTATTTTTTCACCCTTAGGGATACGTAATCTTTGTCTAACTGTACCTTGTTTTAAATTGCCTGCTTTTTTACCTTTAGCAGCCATTTTTTCATAGGTATCTCCTTCATCTACGTTTTTTCTTGATTTACGAATAAGTCCAAATTTAGGTAATTTTTTACCTTTATATTCTCCATCCATTTCAAAATTACGTACTGTATATCTTTTGCCGTCTTTATCCTCTACAGATAATTTATAACGGTTAACTCCCTCTCTAGAGTTTTTAATTACCTTTACTACTTTAGATTTTTCTAATTTTTTACCACCTAATGGAAACCCTTTAGGAGCGCGTAAAACATCACCAGGAAGTATTTGTCCACTATAGTTACTTAAGTCAATTCCTATTTCTTCTAGGTATCCTAATTTTTCTGCTTTTTTAGGGTCTCTAGTAAAAGTGTCACTTGCTCTATATCTAGTATATCCTACCTCGGCAGCGTTATACATAGGATACATGCCTTCCTTTTTAAGTTTACGTAAACGAATAGTTTTCTTTTTAGATGCTTCTTTACGTTTTTTAATATACTCAAATGCCGAGCGTAATCGTTTTTTAGTAGCTGGATCTTTAGTTCTATTTAAAGCTGCTCTAACCCTTTGGTGTATTAAATTAATAATTTGTGATTGGCGAGCATGTGATTTAGCTTTAAATGATTTTTTAGATAAAGTATCTACTATATCTTGCCTAGTGCTAAATTTAACTTTTACTGTGTCTGTAGGGTCTTCATCTGTATAAAGTCTACGTCCTGATCCTTTAGGTTTTTTACCCGTACCGACTTTAGGATCACGTTTCTCATCTATTTGGGCTGCAGGTATATTTTCTTTTGCGTAATCAGTCCATGCCTTGATTACCTTTACTTCTTCTGTATCAGTTAGGACATCAAGATAATTTAATAAGAAATTTTCAACTGCTTTACTAAACGATATTTTTTTAAACTTAGCGTTTTTATATAAACCCTGGGCAAATGCAGGTATTTCAATATCTGAAGTAAAATATTCATACCATGTTTGGGTAGGTTTCTTTTTACTTCCTTGTGGGTTTACTCCTTTAGAAAAATGATGTTGAGCAACATGTTCTAATTCATGTCTAATAGTATCTCTAATTTCAGCGTTTAATTCATTATATGCTTTAGGAAATCTATTAGGGTTATATATAATTTTTATTTGTATAATACCTTCATCTGCCTCCCCATCCATTACAAATGGTAAAGCATCTAAATCTAGTTTAGGTACAAATTTAAATTCTAAATCATACTCAATAGGTTCTTGAATTTCTTTATCAAATCCAATTACCCCTCCAGTATCTTCTTCATGGTACTTGCCAAAATTAGCTTTAAATTTATTAAATAAAAATCTACCTTGCATTAAGGTTTCTTGGTCGTAACGACCTTCATATAATTTTCTCTTTAATCCTTTAGTTAAATTTCTAGGTACTTCTACCATATCACCTTGAGAATTAACTTTAGATAAAACTTTACGTAATTTTTTCATATTAGCATTATGTTTATCCATTTCCTGTTTATTCATAGTACCACCCATCATTTCATCTATATCAGTGGGCATAGTAGTATCTAATAATTTAGTCCAAATCTCTTCTTTAATTTCTTCAGGTAAAAATTCAGGAATAAATTTAAAAAATTCTTCTTTATTATTATTTTTAATAATCTCACGCATACGCGTACCTGAAATACCCCCTGCTTGAGGTGGTACTAATTCGATTTTAGCTTTAATATTACGTGGTTCTGCGAATTTAGGAATGCTATTATATCTTCCGTCTTTAGCATCTTTCTCCCCTATTCCTAAAATTAATTCTGATCCTTCGGGAGCTATTTTTTCAACAAAATCATAAACATCTCTTACAGGAGACGCAGCTTGTGCTAAGCTAATAGTAAGTTTTTGTGCTCTTGGATCTGGATCAGATGCTTTATAATAATTAAAAATTTCTAAAGCTAATCTAGGCCCTATACCTTCTCGTTCTTTTGATCCAATTCTTACTATAACATTATCAGCAAAATCAGCTAAATATTTCGCCATGTTATAATGTCCAAGATGGGGTGGTTTAAATCCACCTGGTAAAAGGGCTACTTTCATGTAAACTGCAGTTTGTTATACATATAACCTACTGATATAAGATTTTCTTTTCTACTAATCCTTGGAATGTTAGTGGTTTTGCGTTTTGTAATATGCGGGTCATTTCTTCAAACCCTAAATCACTTGGATCTTTACCTCCAAGCTCTAATAAAAATATTTCTTTACCATATGCCATAAGTTCTTTAGCATACTTAAGTGAATCATTTATAGCATCTTGATCAAGTGCCAAATATATTTGTTTTACTCGTCCTCTAACGAGTTCCTTATAGAGTGATTTACTGATTCGCTTTCCAAACAGGGGCACGGCATTTCGTTTGATTGCGATTGCATCAAAGGCACCTTCACAAATGATAATAGGAATATTAAAGTTACAAAGCATATCAAAGCCAATAATATCTTTTGATGTTGGCGGAAGCTTGTGCTTGTGGTAAGCTTGTGGATCAAACGAACGACCCACCCAGTAGTTGAGGGTTCCGTGTCTATCATAACTTGGTATTATTATAAAATTAGCTAATTTACCTTCTTCAATATATCCTATATTATATTTTATTATATCTTGTGCTGTAACTCCTCGGGATTTTAAATAATGATATGCTTTATCTCTAATTAAGCCTTTACCTTTAAGTAAGGTAATAAATCCCTCAGGTAATTGAAGTTGGTCTTTAGGTTTTTCTACATGTGATGTTTTAAAATTATACTGAGCATCAATTTCTTTTAATTCTTGAAATGCTGTATAGGGGGCCTTAATAAATTTAAGGAGTTGTATTGCTCTAGCACCTTTAAAACCACAAACCCAACATTGATATTTTTGGGTTAATTTATTTAGTGTAAGTTTTTTCTTATGGTGGTTACAGTTAGGGCAACTAAATACGGCCTCGTCTCCTCCTCGTGCGCTTTTGCTTTTTCCTAATAGACTTTCTAGTAAATATATGAGACGGTCTTCCTTCATCCCTTAAATATACGAAAGAAAGGTCAAAGGCCAAAATCCCTCTTGAAGTATCTTCCTTCGATATTATCATTTAAGTAATCTTCGGTTTCTAACACACCTAAACTAAATAATGCTTTATTTTCTAAGTAAGTTAATTCTTTTTTAGAAAAAGCTAATTGTAAAATTATACGTTCGAAATGTGATTGATTACCCTCCTTAATTTCATCTTTAATAAATTGATGAGAACCATAATAGGTTTTCCAATCGCTTTCTTTTTGAAC